GTCGTGCGCCTCAAACTCAGCCGTGCGCCGCGACTTGTAGACCGCCCCTCGGCTGGCGAGCATCCGGCAAAACGGGCACGGATCGCCGGACGTGACCCGCTGCCAGCCGAGCGCCTCCCGGTCTCTCTGCACCAGTCGCATCACCGTCTGCCGGGCCCCGTCAAGCACCAGCGACGTCATCGTGCCGCTTGCCTTGACCAGCCCGTTGTTCGCCGCGGCCTGCACCGACTGCCCGGCACGGCNGGCGTTGATGATCCCCGACAGCGCGGCGCCGCGCAGCTCGCCGGCAGCCTCGTCAACCGGCGGCGGCTCAACAAGCTCCACGGGCACCGCGCCCGGCAGCCCTTCGAGCCGCCGGAACAGCTCGAGGTAGCGGACAGCCAGCCCGCCAGCCGCGCGGTTCCGCTCACGAGCCAGCAGCGCCGCCGCCAACGCCCAGCGGTTGATCGTGCCGGCCAGGTCGGTCACGTCAACCATGCGCCACAGCACCAGCAGATCCCGCAGTGTTGCCGCGCGCAGCGCCAGCAGCTGGCGCCGGTGCGCCGCGGTCAGCCGCGCCCCCTCCACAGTGCGAGCCACCGTCACACCTCGACGGCCTGGCGGTCCAACATCGCCGTCAGGTTCGCGAGCGCGTCCCCCTCCGCGGCGGCAGCCTTCCACCGCTCGATCTCGGTCTGGGTGACACCCGGCACCCGCTCCCACAACTCCTGCGGCGGCACACCGAGCATCTGCGCGAGCTTGCCGAGCGCGTCAACCGCGGCAGCGAACGACCGTGACTCGGTGTCCCGCCACCGCACCGACGCCTCAGGGTCCGGGTCGATGCCCATCATCTCGGTGCCGAGAGTCAGCGACTGCTCATGCGACTCGCCGAGGCAGGTCTGGTTCTCGGTCACCGCACGGCGATGCGACGCCTCAGCGGCCGCCAGCGCCTCAGCAGACAAGTTGACGAGTTGTCCGAGCAGCTCGTGCGCCGGGGTCTGCGACACGGTGGCCAAATGCCGCAGCGTCGCCTCACGCGAGTCGATATAGCCCTTTAGGTCGGTTTGCGAGAATTCGCCGACCTGGATCTCGCCGGGCGCATCCTCGAACGTCCACAGCTTCGACGCTGACGCCTTGAGTTTCTGTTCCTCGCTCTCGGCGAGCCAGCCGATGATGTACCGCTGCCGGAACGCGCCGTAGTGCTGCGCGACCTGGAGACCGAAGCTGGTGATGTTGATCTGGTCCTGTAATGGGATCAGCGGCTCAACGATCCCCGACACCGGGTCGTCCAGGTCCTCGGTGTCCCGGTAGCGAATCACCGGACACACCGGCTCTCCCTCGTACGTCACCCCGTGGAGTTCACATCGGCGACTCGCAGCCGGTCACTGCCCTCGTTCTCCGGCACGAGCTGGTAGACCGCCTCACTGTCGAGCAGCCGCCACCCGTACCGGCGCTTCTCCAGCGCGTATTTCGGCCAGTCGTCGTCGTCATCGGCGTAGGCGGCGGTCAGATTCCGCGGCGAGGCGCCGCGCATCACGGGCACCGGCTCGCCAGGGAGCACCACCACATACGCCGCCCCGTACGCCAACGCGGCCCGATGCACGCCGAGCTGGCGCGCGTCGAACCTGTTGCGCTGCCATATCTCCCACGCCGGCGCGTCATCGGCGGCCCGGGGCGCCCGGAATCCGTCGACGTACATCGCCTGTACCCGGGCGTTGACCACGAACTTCAGCACGTTGACGCGCGACACCCGGGCAAGCTGGTGCACTTCCGGCGGCGCGGATTGCGGCAGCCACGGCAGCGGCTTCGCCGGGTCGTCCCGCAGGTACTCGCGTATCCGGTCGAGGCGCGGCAGCTCAGCATCCCGCAACTCAAGCAGCTCCCGGGCCACGTCAACGGCCTGCTTCTTGCTGAGCGGCATCCCCACCTCCCCCTCACACGAATACGGCGCGGCCTGTCCGCTTCCGCCGCTTCGTCCACGCCGGGCTGGCCAGCACCAGGCGCCGAACCATCCGAGCCCCGACCGCGCACACCGCCAGGTCGATCTTCTTTGGTGATTCGCGGCTCTCCTTGGCGATGGCCACGCCGTACCTGTTCGGCCGCCGCCTGGCGTTGAGCACATGCCGAGTCAGCCGCGCATCACCGTCGTGCGTCAGTTCGCGCTGCGCGATGTCGATGGCCATCCGCTCGCACGCCTCGGTGAACTCCCGCACCCGGGCGCGCATGTCGAACGCCACCGGATGCCGGTAGCGGCCCGACGTCGCCTCGACGATCAGCCGGTCACGAAAGTCGCTCCCCCAGGCGTCGATGTAGGATTCGAAATCCTTCACATCGCCGAAGAAGCCCACGACGTCACGGGTGGCGAACACCTGCCGCACCACTCGGTCCACGTCGGCCCGGTCAACTCGCCAGCCGTCGCCGGCGGGGCCCGCCGGCTTCTCCCAGCAGCCGAGCACGAACAGATGCCCCGTCTCGACGTCACAGCCGACCAGACCAGTCGCGTCATCGGACGTCGAGCCGTCGAAGAACATCACGATCGGGTCTGAGTCGGCGACTACCCGCGCAGGATCGGCGCAGGCCGCCCAGTCCGGGTGCGTCACCCAGGCGTCCCGCGCCGCCGTCGGCTGGTTGAAGAAGTAGCGGCGGGACTCTTCCGGGTCCTTCTCNGTGTTCCAGAACTCGTTCTCGATGATGCCGTCGAGGTCCATCACCGAGGCGAACGGCCCGTACACCTCGCGCANCGCCGCNCGCAGCTGCTCCCGATCGGTCAGGTCGACGTCCGCGGGCGCCTCGCGGTGGTCCCACAGCAGACGGGCTGCGCGCACCTTTCCCTCGGCGATCAGCTTCGCGCGCTCGTGTGTCCGCTCGGCGACGCTACCTTCGCCCGGCTGGTACATGGTGGTCGTCTGAAGCGCCCACGGCTGCGCGTCCCGGCGCTTGCGACAGTTCCGGTCCACCGTCTTGTACATGCGCTGCAACTCCGGCGTCACGTACAAGTGCGTCTCGTCGAAGACGACGAACGTTTCCTTGCCGCCGTCCTTCGCCGAACTCGACGCCGTGGACGGGACGATCTCACCGCCCCCCGGAAGAAATACCCGGGTCAACCCAGCCGCGCCCGACGGCAGATCCTCACCGAGCGGCCCCTCGGTCAGGTTGAAGTAGATGTTGTCGTAGGTGTTGCCGGCCTGGCCTTCCTCGGTGGCCAGGCAGCGGATGAATGGGTACGTTACCGGACGGCCCATCGGCTCACCCGGCTCGTACACGTAGCGGAAATCCCGCCACTCGAACACCTCGCCGCCCTCGGCCCAGCCGGCGAACCGGCACGGCCCGAACGCCTCGAACAAGGCGATGAACGCCGCCAGCTCGCTCTTTGCGCGGCCCTTGGCGCGGGAGATTGCCGCCGAGTCGTACAGTCTCCGGCCATCCTCCCGTAGCGCGTACGCGTCGACCAAGAACCCGCCGAATTCGTCGTCGAGTTCAACCCGATCGCCCTGGACATCGCCGGGGCCGTGGACGCAAAAGTGCTCGACCCACGCCCACGCCAGCCATCCGAGCGAGCGGCCGCGGTCATGACCAGGCGCGTAGACCAACTCACGAGGCATCCGACATCAAGCGCCGGCGACGCTCCGCCATCAGGTCCGCCACATTGTCCGCAGTGCCCCGGTCGGACGTCGTAGACCGCTGCTCGACCTTGATACGACCGCGCAGCCGGTCCACGTGCGTGGCACCAAGCAGACTCTCGTTCAGCCGGATCTCAGCCAACAGCTTCGGCGACGGCTCACGGAAGTACTGGTCAACGATCGGCGCAAGCATGTGCAGCCTCTGCCAGTCGGTGTCAATGAACGCGGCCGCTTGCGGCGACTTACACCACGTCTCGTACCAATCCCGCGTTGGCTTGAGATATCGGCGCGCGCCAGGCAGTGGCGGCACTTCGGCGGGCACAGTATCCGCCGAGACAGTCACCTGGACGTCGGCATAGGTGTCGGCATTACGGCGGCGGCGACGCTCAGCCGGCGGCGGACCATACCCAGCCATGACACCCCTCTCACGTCACGCTACGTAGCCGCCCCCAAAACCCTAGACCCGTATGGAC